ACAGTAGCCTCTTTGGGGTTCCAGTAGGGGTTGTGGTGCCGTTCTGAGCCATCCACAGCCATCAGGTACTCAGCATCCCAGTTGACATGGCGGTAGCCTGTGCCTCCTGCGTACAGGTCAGGTGCAGAGGTTTCTACTACGCCATCCTCTAGCAACAGGTACTCCCCATCCTCATCAACATCCATAACATCCAAGGAAAATTCCTTAGTGCCTGGTTTTGGATGAAGGCTCTCCCCTACCCTCGGCTTGAAGTTCTGGAGAAATTCATAGGTCTTGTAAGCCTCTCGTAAGGCTTTAACGGCACACTTCTCCAGATCAGTCTTGGGTAGCTGTCTGGTGTCCTCAGGGGCAAAG